CTGCCCGTCAAGAGTTAACCTCTAATAGAAAACAATCTAAGCCAGAACCAGTACAAGAGGCTAGATTAGAAGAAGATGATATAATTCAAATGCCCGGTAGAGGTTCTAAACGCAAAACTGGATTTGTACCACGTGGTCAAAGTCGTATAGACCATGAAGTTGAAATGGCTCGTAGCGATGTATTAGCAACAATGAAAAACGCAAAAGCAATTTATCAACTACTAAAAGACCGCGGTGAAGATGAGGGTCTTGAGGGATGGGTACAAGAAAAACTAATCAAAGCAAATGATTATCTAAATGCTGTCAAAGAATATTATGACGAAAAAATGATGGAACAGGGTGCAGGCGTTATTGCTGCCGGCGGCGTGGGTGAAGGTAAAAAAGTTGACCGTATGGTAAAACACATCACTAAATCAGAAAAGAATCTAGGACATTCTAAAAAAGAAGCAGAAAACATTGCATGGGCAACTGCTAACAAGCGTGGCATGTTAGACAACAAAAACAAGAAGGCAAAATAAAATGAGCAGTGTTTTAAAAGGTTTAAATGAAGGTCGTAACTATGGCCGCGACTCATGGGACAGTAACATGCCCGGCTACCAAGGTGACTACGGTGGCGCAGAGAACTTCGGTCGTAGAAATCGTGAGTGGGATGAAGACGATAGAATTGATGCTAGAATCAGAGCCGAATACGAAAAGAAAAAAGAATACGAACAAAATGGTAAGTTTTGGTTGAAGTTAAAAGACAGTCAGCGTCATCTTCCTTCAGGACCTTTTGTTGGTAAACAATCTGCAAATCAAGCAGCCATTGATTTATTAAAGCAACAACCTGAACTTAAAGGCAATTTAGTTATTACAGCGTACGGGCCTGACGAACAAGTTAATGAGTTAAGCAACAACACACTTGCTAGTTATAAAAAGAAAGCCGGTGCTGATGCATCAGCCGCGGATAAAGCAGGTGACTATAAGCGTGGTGATAAGCGTTTTAGCGGCATTGTCAAAGCAACTAAGAAACAGTTTGCTAACGATGAGAAAGGTGTGGCGGAGGTTAGTGATGCTACGCTAACCAGTTATCTAACAAAATTAGATAGAGATAACCTTAAGCACAGAATGGATCCCACAAAACGCAGTGACGCAAAACGTATGAAAAGTGGTCCTAATTTTGTTAAAGCGTTTACCAAATTGGATAATAGAAAGCAAGGTGTGGCGGAAGGCTTGGGCAAAAGTATCAAGCGTGCCTCACAAGGTTGGGGTGTAGGTGCTGCACCTGACATGGTTACGCCGTCAGGCGCAGTGTCAGCATTTAAGAACATGGACGGACAACGCCTTGCAAATTTTGTCGCATCAAGAAAAGACCAATCAAAGCCAAGAAAAAATTCAGCGGGAGCATTTGTTGATAAAGTAATTGACCGTGAAATGAGACAGCGCGGCTATGGCCGAGTGGCGAACAAAGACGAGCAAGGTGTGGCGGAAGGCGTAGCAGAAACTTTACCGATGGATGATGCTGTAAAAGTATTGCGTCAGTATGGTGCGGGTCATTTCAAAACAACTAGCAACGAATTGCATTTTTATAAACAAGGTAGACCATTCAGTGTTGACCTTGTTATGAACCCCGATGCAACTCGTAGTGTAACATTAAGCAGTTTAAACTCTGCTACTCGTGGCTTAAAAGGCCAAGGTGTGGCGGAAGGCGCAGGCGGTGTTAGCGTTAGACAATGGGCCAACCAAGTCCGCAAAGATCATGGAGCTGATGTTAAGTTTAGAAATCGACAAGAAGGCGGCGGCGCAGTAGACAGTGTTATTGCTAAAAATAGTCAAGGCGAAACAGTTGGCGTATATAATCGCAAGACTGGTTATCCTACTGTATACGAGCCAAAGCAAGGTGTGGCGGAGGAACAATTAGATGAATTAAAATGTTGGTCAGGGTATACAAGAGTGCAGGGTGTTCCTGCTGGTGCACCCGGAAGTTGTAAAAAGAAAACTAACGAAGAAGATGTGGCGGAAGCAACAGGTGATGTAAAATTTGATAAAATGCTTAAAGGTATCACTGGTAAAAAAGAAGTAGCTAAACAACAAAAAATAGATACTAAGCAACAGGCACGTGATGCGTTTGGTGGTATGTTTGGTGGAGGTAATCCTGCTGATAAACTTAGCATTAGAAAGAAAGGTGTGGCGGAAGGCCAAGAAGAAAAATGCCCACACTGTGGTGGTGCTATGTTCAGCGAAATGATTATGAACGAAAAGAAAGATGCTTGCTACTATAAAGTTAAGAGCCGTTATAAAGTATGGCCAAGTGCTTATGCCAGTGGTGCATTAGTTAAGTGTCGTAAGAGTGGAGCAGACAGTTGGGGCGACGGCGGAAAAAAGAATGAGAGTTCTATCCTAGAAGGCATCGAACAAGTTGATGAAAACCTAAATAAATGGTTCAAAGAAAAGTGGGTACGATTTGGTCCCGATGGTAAGATCCGCGGTGACTGTGCTAGAGGTGATGACAGTGAAGGTAAACCAAAGTGTTTGCCACAAAGTAAAGCACAGAACTTAGGAAAAGAAGGTCGTGCTAGTGCAGCCGCAAGAAAGCGCAGAGAAGACCCTAATCCAGAGCGTAGTGGCAAAGCAATCAATGTTAACACTAAGAAAAAATAAAACAAAAGTTTTGTAAATTTTGAGGAAATATATAGCATGAGAATTAATGAAATAGAAATAGTAAACGAAGATTGGCAAAAAACCAACAAGAAAGACAAGACTGATGGTATGAGTCGCAAAGCTGTTAAAGCATATCGCCGCGAGAATCCAGGCAGTAAGTTAAAGACTGCGGTTACTACTAAGCCTTCAAAACTAAAGAAGGGTTCTAAAAGTGCTAAACGCCGTAAATCATTCTGTGCTAGAATGAGTGGTATGAAAAAATCACGAGCAAGCGCAAAAACCAAACGAGATCCAGATAGCCCAATCAACAAAGCACTACGCCGTTGGAATTGTGAGAGTGTTGAGCAATTGCATAAATTAATGATGATTGCTGAACATAAAGTAAAACTGTTGCGTGAAGCTGCAAATCCAGCGCAACAAGCCGCTATCGCAGTCAATATGAAGAAAAAAGGTCAAAAGCCAAAACAAGAAAGTGCAATTGAAAAAGGTCTTGTAGACGAGAATCGTCAAGGAGATAAGTAAATGAAAGACTATGACTTTTATTGGAATTTAAAAGGATACCCAAGATAATGTTAGCAGATGCACTTAAAGTATTACTCGCAACAAGTTATGCGTTTGTAATTAAAACACAGAACTTCCATTGGAATGTTGAAGGTCCTGACTTCCCACAATATCATAAGTTTCTTGGAAAACTTTATGAAGAAGTGTATGACAACACAATTGACAAGTGCGCTGAATTAATTCGACAATTGGATAGTTACACCCCAGGCTCCATCACTAGATTTGCAGAGTTAAGTCAGATACCAGACCAAACAAAGATTCCTCGAGGTGAATTGATGATGGCAGAGTTATATGAAGATAATCAAAAAATTCTAGAGTTGTGGAAACAAGCATTTCATGTTGCTGAACAAGAAGACCAGCAAGGAATATGTGACTTCATTGCAAGTCGCATAGATGCACACGGTAAACATAACTGGATGTTGCGTAGTATTCTAAAAACAGCCAGAGCGTGACATGCGAGCAAGTGAATTTTTAAACGAAACTCAAGAACTGGACGAGATCGAAAGATTAAGCCCAAGTGGCTTCAGCGGTGGCAAACAATATCTAGACAGTTATGGCAGAGAAAAATCTGTTCGTAAACTTCCCGGTGGCAGCGGACTACTGTATTCAATAACCAAAGACGGTAGTGATAGTTTCATAATTAAAATGTGGGATCAAGCCAACAAAGGTGAATTTCAAGCAGCACCTATAAATTCTCAACGTCCACCGTACTATACCAGACGTGAATGGCAAAGCAGGATAGAATACATACAACAGAGAGATGCTAAACGCAAAGCAGAGTTTGACCAAGCTCCCGGTAAACTAATTGGACAACTGACCGTCAATGGCGTAGACAGAAGTTTTCCACTGCCGGGCGCAGTGCAGGTGGGAACAATTACGGTAGATGAAGACTATCGTGGTGGTGGTATTGCTAAAGCATTGTATGGAGTAGTACTAACTATAATGAAGCGTCCACTACTAGCGGGTTCTAGTCAAACACCCGGTGGTCGTAGAAACTGGATGAGTCTAAGTCAAATACCCGGTGTACAAATGAAGGGTTATATGAGAATAGATGACGATGACTTGCAAACTCGTGATCCTTCAAATCTTGGCCGATTCGATGATAAGAGAAGGATAGCCAGCCAAAACAAAGCCGTCGAAAACAGGATAGATACTATCATGGGTAAGTTAGGCGGAGAACATATAGGTCAGAATAAGTCCGGCAGACATTATTTTGCTTTTGATGTCAAGCCAAACACAACCAAGCAAGAACTACAAGCCTATGTAGATACAAATCTAAGCAAAGTTTATAGCGGTGAATATAGTTCAGGTGGTGGATTGTATGCTGTCTGGACGGGGCAATAATGAGAGCTAACGAATTTATAACTGAATTATTCAAACCAGGTAAAGACTGGAAGTGGTCTCGTCTAGGCGCTTCCATAGCCTCTGCATTTTTCAAAGTAGGTGGTAGAGAATATCTTTGGCAAGCATTTACAGGTAGTAATCCTAAGAAGTGGGAAATACAATTTCGTTTAATAAGAAATCCTGAAGTAGATCCAAATGAGTTAGACTTGTATGGTAAAACTGGTACAGGCAATTCAGCACAAGTACTAAGTACTGCGGTTGACATCACTCGTGCATTCATCAAAGAGTATGGTAGTGATAGAGTAGAAGAAATTACGTTTAACGCAAAAGAAGATAGTCGTATTGGATTATATGCCAGAATGATTCAACGTTTGTTACCTAATTGGGATTTATATCAGAAATATACCAAAGACAACGGTATGGAATATCATTTAACTGATCGCAGTGCATATGATAAACCTGAAAATAAAATAAGCGAAGAAGCTAAAGCTAGTAAATATAAAGGCTTAGTTATGAAATACGCATTCAATCAAAGTGCGTTGATACTTAAAGCATTTCAGCAAGGTACTCCCATAGCTTATGTTAAGTTTGTCAAAGAAAACAAAGACTTATATCCACAGGATCTTTGGGTAAACGATGACTATCGTAATAAAGGTGTTGCTAAATCAATGTATGACTACCTAAAGAGTGAAGGTTATATCATCAATAGAAGTCACGATCAAACTAAAGCAGGAGCAGGCTTCTGGGATAAACATCGCGGTGAAGACGAGTATGTTTGGGAAGATGCAGGTAACGCCACTACATTAAATAACCTATATAACGGTAATTATCCTGATCGTGATGAGACTTTTTGGGACTATGTTAGTTCAAATGAACTTAACATTCCGTTAACTATACAAACATTGCAGAAACACAAAGTAATGTTAATGTTGCTTGGTCAATATCGTGCAGAACATATTGATGAAATAACAGATATGTTAGATGATGATAGGAAAGAACTAGTACAATCATATATAAATGATCCTGCACTATCAAATAAAGTAATCGTTCTATCAGGTAACAGAATAATTGACGGAAACCATCGTGCATTGGCGGCAGCAATCAAGGGTGTGCCTATCAATTATATTGATTTAGCTGATCTAGATAATACCGACGAAGAAAAGTTAGACGAACTCTTTCAACCAGGCAGAGACTGGAAGTGGAGTTTTCAAGGCAGTGAAGAAGCGGTTGCAGTGTTCCAAATAGGCGAAGTGCCTTATATGTTCCATGCTTACGGTGACGACGGTGAATGGGAAGCAGAGTTTAAACGACACGGCAACAAATTAGATAGAATGCAAAAGTTCGGACTGACTGGTACTGGTAACTCAGCAGAAGTTATGAGCACAGTGGTTGATATCATGCGAGCATTCTTGGAAAAATACAAAGACAAGATACAAGTACTTACTTTCAGTGCTAAAGAAGATTCTCGTCAGGGCCTGTATGCCAGGATGGTCAAACGACTGCTACCCAACTGGACCATGACGCAAAAAGATGAGTTCTTTACACTGGTTGCACCTAAACAAGTAGATGAAGAAATTATTGACGAGATGCCTCTTCCGGCTGATTGGGATCCTCAACAAATGCGTCAACAAGGTACTAGTTTCAAGTCTAGACTTGCTTATGCACTAGAAAGAGCAAAGAAGCTAGGAATCGGATCTAGCCGTGTTGCTACTATTATTGAATATCAAGGTAGACCTACTGTTCTTAAAATTGCAAAGAACGCCAAAGGACTAGCACAGAACAGTGTAGAAGCAGATATATTGAGTGATGGTTATGCTAGTCAGATGGGAATTCTAATACCTATTATTGATTATGATGAACAGAATCGTGAACCAAGTTGGGTTCACACTGAGCTAGCACAGAAAGCAAATGAAAAGCAATTGTGTAGTTTAATGAAGTGCCAATCACTTGATGATTTAATCAGAGCGGCACAGGCCCAACTTAATGAATATGGTACCAGGTCTAGAGATATACTAAATAAAATTATTGAAAAGAATGAACATTTTGGTTCTAGTGAGCAGGATGCTGATATATTCTTAGAATATGTTAACAGACTATCAGAATTAAAAAGTTCGTTTGATATAGAATTGGCCGATTTTCATAGACCAGCTAATTGGGGATTGTATCAAGGAAAACCTACAATCATTGATGTTGGCTTCAACAGTAATGTTTTAAATAAGTATTACGCAAGATAAGAATTTTAAGAACCCACCTTAGGGCCGGTGTCGCTATCGGTTAGAGCGTAAGCTCAGGCGTCAACAGGGCGGCTGCTGCCCCAGCAAAGAGTTACGCCAGACTCTTGCTCAAGTGAGCATTTTATTTTGAAAGATAGCATGAAGAAAATTATAACAACGATATTGTTAGCCTTAGCTACTACATCATATGCACAAAAAGCACCAAAAGAACCTGAGGGTATGACATATGATGCAAAAATTATACGAGTCAGTGATGGCGATACTATTGTTATTGCCGCACCGTTTTTACCAGCACCACTCAAGCCAGAACTGGCAGTGCGTATCTACGGTGTTGATACTCCGGAAAAAGGATTTCGTGCTCAATGCCCACAAGAAGATCAACGAGCACAAGCAGCCAGCGCATGGACCACACAGTTGATTAAAAGCGCACCTAAGCATCAAGTTATTCTATACAAGTGGGACAAGTTTGGTGGTCGTGTTATCGGTGACATTGTAGTCAATGGACAAAGTGTACGCCGTGGCCTGATTGCCAATGGACATGCCCGTGAATACTACGGTGATGCTAAAACCAGTTGGTGTAATTAATATGAAAACAGAACATATTTATGAGTCAAAAAGAGATGCTTTTTTGTCTTGGGATATATGGGTCATTAATTTTGGCACAGATGAAGAAATAGATTTGCATCAGAACTCAAACGGTAGTGTAGAAGACAAAGAAGTATTATATCAAAAATGGATTAAAGACCAGCAAATAATTTCATTAGTAACAACAGTAGATGGTGTCATTGTGCAAACTATGGAATGGGACCCAGAATCTATGTGATAAATATAACTATGAACGCATTTGAATTTATTACCGAATCTGCTGTTGATGAACTTGCAAAAACACTACCAAGTTTAGAAAAACACAATTACACTGCTATTGATTCAATGGTTCGTAGAGTTGCGGCCAAACATAGAATTAATAAAGATTTATTATCTGATATATTTGCAAAGAAATTTGATAGAACACCAAGTGAATGGATAGACGGCAAATTAGATGAAGAAGGTAATGTCGATTCAAACATAGCACAAGAAGTTGAAAATTTTGTTAAGTGGGCTTCTGGCGTGTTGAATGTTAAATCTAAACCAAAATTTGAATTGAGTATGGATACTAATCAGGCACAAGACGGCCATCATACAGGAGCACATTCCCCTGATTCTAATCATGTTTGGGTGTATGTTAATAATCGCAACCTAGTAGATATACTACGAACAGTATTTCACGAATTAGTTCATGTTCGTCAAGGCGAATTGGGAATGATTCAACCCGGTGATAGTTATCCAGGAAGCCCAATCGAAGCAATGGCTGACATGCTAGCAGGTAAATACATCAAAATCTACGGGGAAAAGAATCATCACATTTTCCAATAATCAGCCATGCACACATACAATATATATGTCGAGACTGATTACTATAGTATAGTAGACAACAATTTTACTTATCCTATACTTAATAAGATTTTAAGCGAGAATTATAAAGATCATGATCCAAAACTCATGTCCGACTCTGAATATCTAGAAAATAGCGTTTTCATTATAGGTGCATATTCTATTAATAATTTAATATCATATGCTGAAAAATTATCAAAGCTCCAAAATAAGAAACTTTTAGTTTTGATTCCGCAATCTACTTTATCCTTTAAGGGATTTCATAGCCATGCATTGTTAGAACACGTAAAAAATTTTATTCGGCTGGCATCTATAAAAAATGAAAATGTATATGTGATTTCTAGATTAGAGACAGATCAAGAGTTCATACACGAAGTTATACCTAATTGTAATTTTCATTATTTTGATGTGTGGTTGTATGAATTTTTTTATGAATATGTAGATAAATGGTCAGGTTTTACTAAAACGCTCGGCAAGAGGAATCTTAAAAATTTTATAAATAAAAAATTTGCCGTATTTTCTAATAGGTTTGAATATGATCGATTTACTTTTTATTGCAATTTAGCCAGGCATGGTATATTGGATAACGCTCATTATAGTTTTGGAAATTTATCAACTACTGGCAAAGGATCTTCGGCCCGATGTTTCAATAACGATGAGTTATTAGCCAGTATTGCACACCACGCAAATAATACTAAAAAACAAAAAATCGAAACTTGGATAAAGGGTATACCATATTATCTGTGTTCCGACCCCACTAACACTCATGCTCTTGAAATCAATGACGCTTGTAATAGTTCCGATTTAAATATTGTTATTGAAAATTTCTCTAACCAACATAACGGATTCATTTCTGAAAAGACATATAGACCAATGTATCTTAAAAAACCGTTTATAGTTTATTCTATGCCGGGCTGCTTAGAAATTTTGAGAAAATTAGGATACAAGACTTTTCATCCTTATATCGATGAATCATATGACTTAGAAGATGACGTTATCAAAAGGCGAAAATTGATATTTAAAGAAATAAACAGATTGAATAAAATGCCGTATGAAGATTTTCAATCGTTAGTTACAACCATGTCTGCGATCTGTTCCCACAACCATCAAGTTCTTATCAATCATCATTATCATGCTGGCTGGCCAGATAAATTTGTCATCGAAAATATTGCCAAGTGGGCCTGATATTAAATAAAGAATCATCACATCTTTCAATGAAAAATTTAGTAGCTCTTATTAATATATATCCATATCTTACCTTCTCACTTGCCAACAGAATAAAACATCCCGAGCAACTTGAAGATGAAATAAATCTGTTACTGAAACAGGCAGCTGCATTGAATTTATCATTGCATATAGTGATGCTTGATGTTATGGAAGGCAGAGTGTACAATAATGATTGCCCCGCAATGTTGGCCGAACTAGAACAGGTTGTCAAATCATTTGATATTGGATATACTTTTATACTGGATGGAGAGAATGAAAACATCAGTAAAGTGAAGGGCGTTAGTAATATCATTTATAGTGATTTTATGGCATTTTCATCTTATGTCAATTCGATTGATTCAGAAGATCAAGAGTGTAATGAATTTTGGAATAACACGAAAACAAAAGGATTATGGACTATAGGAAGACCCGAAAGACCTCACAGGGTCTTACTGTTGAGTAAGCTATGGGAGAATAATTTACTTGATAGAATAGATTGGTCCTTCTATACCTATACCGATAACAAAGACTATATTCATAAAACTCTCCTAAGGCATTATGATGATGTAACTTTCGAAAAATTCATCAAGGATTGTACTAGATCACTAGACTTTGTTGATAATTTAGATGAAAATTTTTACTGTAATGGTTATCCTTTTGACCCTAATCTTTACAGAAACACCTCTTTCTCTATAGTAACAGAATCAGATTTCGATATATCCGATTATCACCAACCTGAATTTACACCAAAAATTACTGAGAAAACATATAGAACTATCATCAATAGACACCCTTTTATATCTGCTTGGTTTCCCGGTATAATTAAAAAACTAAAAAGCAAAGGCTATAAAACTTTTGAAGAATACACTATTAATCCAAACTACAATGAGATTCGAGACTTAGATACTAGATTAAATGCAATAGTAACAAACATCGATACATTTCATGAACGGTTAACTAACCCAGATGTAGTAGAAAAGGTTAGAGCAGATGTTGAATACAACTATCAGCATTATTTAAAGCACATTGATGTAGAGATAGCCAAACTACAACCTATATTTGACTTAGCACAAGTCAGAAGTATGCGTATCACCCCCACTAGATTGGCTCAATTTATGTTTCCCCCCAAGCCTGAGTTATTAGGTAAAAATTAAGATTTAGGTTGAATCACTGTGAAATATCTATTCATTAACCTAAATAATTACAAAACACCCGGGGGAACATATGACTCTGGATTGTTAGGTAAACACATACATTATTTGAAACAAACTAAAACTAATAACACAACATTATTATTTTGCGACATCTTTGAATGTGTATCACATACAGATAAGTATGTTATTTTTATAAATTTAGCCAATGCCAGGCTTGAGCAGTCAAAATTATCCTTTCGTTTTGTTTTGGATAGTCTTAATCAATACCCCGGGCTCAATTGCGAACATAATATTTCCTATATAAACTGGGGATGGGCGTACACTTACTATAGTGTGTTTATTAAAAACCATCCCATTCAAACATTATACAATCCTAAATCAAGTAAAGGATTATTTTTGTTAGGAAAGGGAAATAAAATACAACGTGTAGGACTACTGAAAAAATTCTATGAATCCAATAACTTAGATAGCATACTATGGACCTTTAAGAATTCTCCCGAGACTTTACAACAGATCCATACTGATTTTTTTTCTGAATACACGAACGAAGATTTTGATACATTTATTAAAGTATCTGAGAAAGTTTTAGACTATGTATGTACAAAGGAACAATTTGTTCATTTAGGGTTTCCGTATAATGTAAATTTGTTTAAAAGTACAGCATTTAGTATAGTAAGTGAAACATGGTTGCATGGTATACCTCATATATTCACAGAAAAAACTTGGAAACCTATCATTAATCGTCATCCCTTTATAATGATAGGTGCTAAAGAAAATATCAATGTATTAAAAAAATTAGGTTTTAAAGTCTTCCAAGAACCTGCTTGGTTCAAGGAAGATCAAGACCTTTTGGAACATATCGTATCAACTTCCGTCAATATGAAAAAACGTATAGAGACAGATGATAATTACCAAAGACAGTTAGTAAACGATGTTGAACATAACTACAATCAGTTTATAAAGCTAGCCAAAAAAGACATTGACCAATTTTTAGCTAGCTTGAATGAAAATGGAAACATGAAATTGATTAATCAATTAGTTAAAGCACATACATTGCCGGGATTTATGGATTTGAGCCGTCTAAGTCCATTATGTTTTATTTAATTCAGAATGTGTGCTATAATAGCACATGCTTAAACTACTAGTTCCATTACCCAAACAAATCACAGTCGCATGTAGCGGCGGCGTAGACAGTATGGCTGTTGTTGACTTTCTGAAACGAAAGCACGATGTAACCGTTGCACATTTTCACCATGGCACTGAAAACGGTCAACAAGCATTTAAATTTGTTGCTCAATATTGCACAGATAATAATATTCCCATGACGTTTGGCACGCCTCGTAGTGAAAAATCAAAAGAAGAATCACAGGAAGAATATTGGCGTAGAGTGCGATATGAGTTCTTAGAGGAGTTGGGCCCAGTCATCACGTGTCATCATTTAGATGATTGTGTAGAGACATTCATTTGGTCTAGTCTTCATGGCACACCCAAAGTTATTCCATTGACTCGCAAGAATGTGCTACGCCCATTCCTAACTACACGCAAAGACGAATTCAAATCTTGGTGCTTGAGACATGAAGTACCCTGGATTGAAGATCAATCAAATCAAGACACCAAATACATGCGCAACTATGTTCGTAATGTTATGATGCCACAAGCATTACACGTTAACCCGGGTTTGCATACTTTGGTTAAAAAAATAGTTGAAAAGCAACTGTAATTCATATATACTTAACACTTTCAAGGAGAAAATATGTCCACTACTAAAACTTTCAGCGGCGATCAAAAGATCAAACTTACACAACTTATCAATGAGGGTATGGCTACTATGCATGAGATTGATACATTGAACGGTGGGTTAACTGATACTATCAAAGCCGTCGCAGAAGAACTCGAAGTTAAACCTTCTGTTCTTAAAAAGGCTATCCGAGTAGCGCACAAGGCCAGTCTAACTCAGACCAATCAAGACAACGAAGAACTAAACACTATCTTAGAGACAGTTGGCAAAACTCTATGAGTTATGTTGATGCTATTCACGACCGTGATAGTGACCGAATATATGTAGTTGAACGCTCTCCTGAGGGTAAGCGTGAGTACAAAGAGTATCCAGCTAACTACATTCTGTATTACAGTGACCCAAGAGGTAAGCAACAAAGCCTTTACGGCGATCCTGTTTCTCGATTCAGTACACGCAAGCGACAAGAATTTGAGAAAGAAAAACGCATTCACTCAGGAAAGAAATTGTTTGAGAGTGATGTGAATGTAGTGTTCAGGTGTCTTTCAGAAAATTATCTTGGCATCGATGCACCTAAACTTCACACTTGCTTTTTCGACATTGAAGTAGACTTTGATCCTGTTAAGGGATTTAGTCCTACGAGTGATCCATTCAATCCTGTTACAGCTATCAGTTGCTACTTAGATTGGCTAGACCAATGTATCACTCTTGTCATTGCTCCTAAGCACATGACAGATGAAACAGCTAATGAGATTGTATCAGAGTTTGAAAACACTATGTTGTTTAAATCTGAAAAGGAAATGTTTGATGTTTTCTTTCAGTTAATTGAAGACGCTGATGTGTTGACTGGCTGGAACTCTGAGGGCTATGACATTCCCTACATGGTTAATCGTGTAACACGGGTTATGTCTAAAGATGATACTCGCAAGTTTTGCTTGATGGGTCAACTGCCTAAGGCACGAGAATACGAACGATTCGGTAAATCAGAAACTACATACGACTTGGTAGGTCGTATTCACCTTGACTACTTACAACTTTACAAGAAGTACAACTATGAGTCTCGCCACTCATACAAGTTGGATGCTATTGGTGAGATGGAAGTCGGTGAAAACAAAACACAATACGAAGGTACGCTTGACCAATTGTATAACAAGGACTTTAAAAAGTTCATTGAATACAACAGGCAAGATACATTGCTTCTAGTTAAAATTCACAACAAACTAAAATTCTTAGATTTGGCAAACGCACTAGCACATGAAAACACAGTGTTGTTGCCCACAGTCATGGGGTCTGTTGCAATGATTGAAATGGCAATCATGAACGAGGCTCATGAAAGAGGTCTGGTAGTTCCAGACAAAAAACGAAAGGACAAAAGTGATGATGAAATACAACAAGCGGCAGGTGCCTATGTTGCTACGCCCAAAAGAGGAATTCATGAATGGGTCGGTGCAGTTGACATCAACTCACTCTACCCGTCAGCAATCCGTGCTCTTAACATGGCCCCGGAAACCATTGTTGCACAAGTCAGACAAACACTCACTGACCAGTACATGAAAGAAAAGGGCATGAAACTTGCCCGAGAAAAGAAACACTACAAAGATGGTGATGATGATGTTACTGGTGCAATCTTATGGGAAGGATTGTTTGGTGCTTTAGAATACACTGCAATCATGAATCAAGAGCGTGGTACAATGCTCTGGGTAGACTATGAAGACGGACGCAGTGTTGAAATGTCTGCGGCAGAGATTTGGAAGATGCTCTTTGACAGTCATAATCCTTGGATGATTAGTGCTAATGGTACTATCTTCACTTACGAGCAAGAGGGTGTTATTCCCGGACTACTGACTCGCTGGTATAGTGATCGTAAAAGTATGCAAAAGAAACTTAAAGAAGCAACGACCGATGCTGATAAAGAGTATTGGGATAAGCGACAACTGGTTCGCAAGATTTTGCTTAACTCTGCATATGGTGCGTTGTTGAACGAACACTGCCGTTTCTATGATAAGCGTATTGGTCAATCAGTTACATTGAGTGGGCGTCAAATCGTTAAGCACATGATGAGTCAAATCAATCTAGTTGTTGCAGGTGAGTACACCCATGAAGGTGAAGCTATTGTTTATGGTGACACTGACTCGTGTTATTTCTCCGCATATGCTACCTTGAAGGATCAAATTGATTCTGGTGAATTACATTGGGACAAAGAACTTTGTATCGGATTGTATGACGGAATCGCTGACCAAGCAAACGATTCTTTCCCAGCGTTTTTAGAGAAAGCATTTCATGCTCCTCGTAAGAATGGTGAAATCATCAAAGCTGGTCGAGAACTGATCGGTGATCGTGCTATCTTTATTACTAAAAAGCGTTATGCTATCAACATTTTTGACAAAGAAGGCAAGCGCAAAGACAAAGATGGCAAAGCCGGTGATATCAAAGCTATGGGTCTCGACTTGAAACGAGCAGATACTCCTAAGTATGTGCAAGAGTTCTTGTTAGAAATATTGTCTATGGT